AGCCAACTGCTCTACCGTCACAAACTTCAAAATGACCAGTTCTGCGATCTGGTCGCGTGTAATTTCCTCGGGAGCGTCCTTGTGCCACGCTGACAGCGGAGTGCCGATCTCTGCGGCCACGCCATCGCTCTGTTGCGTCTGAAAGTACAGCCATTGACGCGGGAAACGTGCTTTATCTTCCTCGCGTGCGGGCTGGTCAATGATGTTGGTCTTATCGCCGGGAGCCATGACGCGGCAGTAGGTTTTGCCTTTGCCGGGGCCATCGTCCTTGACGTAAAACTCAACGTGCAACTGTGCGTCGGCGTTAGAAACATCGCTATCTAGTGGCATTGTCCTTGCTCCTGTGGGGATTACAGGTTGTTGACCTGTGTGATGGTACAAATGACCGAGGGGATCGCAGGCCATACGCTTGTGGCGCTGGCTGCAAGAATTCTAACGCTTGTGTCATCCGTCGCCCACATCAATTCAACGTAGTGAGTAGGCTCAAGTTGGATGATGAAGTTCCACGCGGCGACGGTACGCGCTGCGGTGCCTTGGATGGCGATAGTGGTGGCTGTATTGGCAACGTTGGTGCCGTTTTTACGCAACCAAATGTAGATATTGCCTGCGCCGCCCGAGGTTTTGTCTAACTGTGCCGAAAACTGCACGTTGTAGACGCCTTGGTTATCCACCACAAGCCGGGAGGACGGTGAACCGATAGACACGCCATTGCTGCTATCGGTAGTGTTAAAAACCATGCCGTAAGCGGTATCAATGGACGCCGCCGTTTGCAGCGTGGTGTCGCTAAACGCACCGTAATGCAGGATCGGCACCGCTCGCCCAAAGCCTTGCAGTTCTTCCCACAGCGTGTTGCTAACGGCAAAGAACAAGGCCGAGCAATCAGGATTGATCGTGCCAAACCCTGCATTGTTGATGCTGCTACCCGTGTCGTATGGGTACACAGTCAGCGGGTTCGCGCTTGTGTTCTTGATGATGATTGTCTCGCCCATCTCGGTCGGCGGCAGTTTAACGCCTGCGCCTGCGCCCACCGTCGTGACGTTGTTGTAGACATAGGTCAGCGTTGTGGCATCACCCGCCGACGTACCGGCTGCGCTCACGCTTGCGTTGCCGTCGCCACAAATGGAGACGGTGGATAGGCCGTTGACGCCCGATCCAAGTACGCGAGAGGGAATCGCCATCAGGCTGCCTTTGCCTGTTCGTGACGCACTCGCATGATCTCGGCAATCAAGCCGGGGCCACGCGCATCCACGTTGATGTCGCCCATCACCTCAAAGAGCTTCTGGAATTCGTTGGCCTGCTGGGCCATTGCCATGTTGCAGTTGAACTTCTTGCCGGTTGGGCCGCCCACATGAACGTCAATGGATGGGCCGGTGAATTCCCCGGTAAAACGCTTCAAGCCATCTGCCCGGTTGCAGCTGTCGTACCCGTACAGCACGAAGTTGCGGAACCCGAGCAGATAACCAATGTTGATGGCACGGAGTCCCGATGTCGTCCCGCCACCCACAGCCAACTTGCCTGGGCCAATCGCCTGCATCTCTGGGCCTTCTGCCCAGGAGTGCCACAGCCATACGTTTTTTCCTTGTAAGTAGTCAAATGTCACGGGCGGGCAACGTGAGGCAACGAGGTACACGGTACGATCGTTAGCCTTCTGGATGCCGCTAGTGCGGTCACGCGGGTCAAGGTTGACCCACATATCAGGCTGGATGCCGTTCTCGCACAGGAAGTCATGCGCTGCCTTGATCGCCACGATGGGCCGACCGGCTTTGCGGTGCGCTCTGATTTCCTCTACAAAATCAGGCATAGACCACCCACTCGCCACGCACACGAATGTTCCATCGTGCTTAATGGGAGTGGGGGTCAGTTCTGGTAGACCACGGCCAAGCGCCGAGCGAATGTTGGAGCAAAGCTCCTCCGCTGTACCCGCCGCCTGTACCGTGATCTCCAGAGGTTGCATCGTTAGAACCCGACAACGCCCGTGGCGATGTGCGGATAGCCCGCGATGCAGGTGACCGCAGAGGCCGAAGCCGCCGAGGTCGTGGCCACAAGGCCCGCCACCAAGCCACCCGTCACCGTAGCGTCGTCAAGCGACCCTGCGGTTGCGGTGGTGAACAGCGGGACGTTCGGCTGGCAGCCGACCAACACGCTGACACGCGGTTTGCCGCCCAACTGCACCCAGCCGTAGTCGGCCGAGGCAATCGACACTTGAGCAAAACCAACCGCCTTTGAATTGGCAGAGTTGGTCGTGGTCAACGGGGCCACCGTGTTGTTGACGTTGACAGTTACAGCCGACCATTGAGCGCAGGTCGAAGCGGCCTGCACATAAATGGCTTGACCGCCGTCGCTCAAGTTGACAACGGTGCCAACAGCGAACGAGGGCGAGGTATCGGTGTATTCAAGAGAAACACCGATCATATTGCTAACAGAAATAGACACTTTGATGCCCTCCTTAAGCGATCAACACGCCTTGGAACTGACTGCCCGAGCAGGTCAAGTTACCTGCCCAGCCAATCAATTTCACAATCGCGTCTTGGTTGACGGCCTGCCGCTCGCCACCGATCGGCACAAAGTTACGATCTTTGTGCGGGCGGAAGTGCAGGTACTTGGTGTTGAGGAACCACATATGGTTCGCGTTGCCAGCACCGCTGTTGTACGTCGAGGAACCGATACCACCGTCCAACACAACGTCGGACGCCATACCAGCACCGTAGTACTTGAGCGAAGCGAAGCCCGCGCCAGCGAGGCCCGAACCACTCTCGGTAATACGCTGGATCGCCTGGAGCGATTGCAGGTAGAAACGATAGTAGTTGTTGTCAGCAACGATCAGGTCAGGCTTGTCGGTGCCACGAACGAGCTGGACAGCAAGAGCGTCCATGTAGCCCTGGATCGTGGTTGACGACACAGCGCCCGCACCACCGCCATCAGCGGCAGCCGAGAACTTCTTGCTCTGCCAGAACGTCCACACGGCGCGGTTGATGCCGCCGTAGGTGCCGACAGTCGGGTCATCCGGCACAGCAGCAGCAAGACCCGTGAGGTTCTTACCCGCGTTGCCGGTGCCGTCGCCGTACAGGTCACCGCTGATGCGGTTGGCAAGCTGGGCTTCGGCAATCTGCATACGACCATCAAGAAGGTCGATGATCGCCTCCTTGCCCGAGTTCTGGATCATCTCCAGGCCCGAGATCGTCACCGCAGAAGCGTATTGCGTGATCGAGAACTGCGCCGCAGAGATAGGCGAGTTCTGACCGACGTTCAACACTTCATAACCCGAGTACGAGTTAGTGTTGTTGGTGGTTTGGTCGTTATACATGATTTCTTGCAAAATCACGTTACCGCCCGAGAACGTCTTGACGTTCCCGCGCTCCTTCAAGCGACGAAGCAACGCATTGTTGTTCGTCACGTTATCAGCAAGCTCACCGCTACGGCTCTGGATTGTGGTAGCGATGATGTCGCTGATACTAGAGTTGGCAAATGCCATTTGAATGCTCCTATATCAGTTAATTAAAGACGTTGCTCGACTTCAGCAAACGCTTCTTCGAGTAACGCACGACGGTCGCTGCTCTTGGGAGCCGTGTTTACGCCTGGTGTGGCGCTTCTGACACTCACCGCTGCTGCGCGAGCAGTTTTAACTGCTCGGTTTTGCTCCTTCGCTTGTTTTGCGGCTGCTTCGGCCTGTTGGGCTTTCGTTACCTGCTCAAACAAGTTCGGATCAAGTCTAACTGCCTTTTCATAAGCGTCGTCCAACGTCTGCGCGACCCCGCTCTGTAGGAGCTGGATCATCGTCGGTCGGACATCCTCAAAATGCTCGGCTTTTAGACTAAATTGGTTGATTTCATTGAGCAGGCTTTGATTTTCCACCATTTCCTGCTGTTGCTTCCAGCCCATGACCTCGCCACGGACTTGGTTCAATTCGTTTTGCAATTGCCACACAAGCGGATCTACCGATTGCTGCGGCATTTGCGGCATCTGACCGGGTTGCGCCTGCGCGGCATTCAGATTGATGCCATACGACTGCGCCAACTGCATGAAATACTGCAACTTGGTCTGCGGGTCGCTAGTACGCAAGCGATGATCCGCTTCCATCAACGCACCAACGGCCTTATCGGGCGACAAACCCAAGCCTTGGATCGTCGTCATGTACGGCGAAATCGCTTCCTGCATCGCATCAGCGAATTGCGCCTTGGAAAGTAACGGTTCGACGCCAGCGCGCATCTGTTCTTCGCGCTGCCAGGCGTATTCCTGCATCTTTGGGTCGGCTTTTTGCCAAACTTCGTGAAAATCCTTTTTCCACGACGCCGGCGGGCGACGCCATACCGGCGGCTCTGCCTCCTCGGCCTGTTGTTGCGGCTCCGGCTCTCGTTGTGGTTTGGTGAAACGCCCTGCGGCATCGCGCACAACGCTCTCAATCGGCTCGCCCTTCTCGGCTGCCTCGAGTCCTGCCTCTAAAAGCTCACGGCGGTCAATCGGGCTGTCATCCCGTGCCGCTTCCATCGCCGGATTGTTCTCGTCCATTTAGCCTCTCCTGTGGGGATTGGTGAAATTTGCCTGGCTTCGCAGATCGCGCAGTATGCGATCCGCTTGTTCGTTGGTCAGTCGAGTGTTGACCATGTGCTTGATGCGCTCAAGACGGGTGTCTACCGACTTTTCGTGCCTGATGTGCTTGCTCGGGTCGTCGTTGCCGACTTCCTCACAGCCGTGCGCTTTCAAATGGCGTCGGTGTTCCGATCGGGACGTCACCATCTTGCCGTCAATCATGCTCTTGTACGGCACGATGTCAGGCACGACGTAGTGATAACGGCCCTTGGCGTCCTTTTTACGCTCAACAAACTCGCCGTCGATGTAAACGTAAGTGCGTTTCATTGATCAAAACGTGCTGAATGATGATGTTGGCAGGGCTTTATTCATTTGCGCGATGATTAGGCGCGTTTGAGCGTCAAGATCTGCCTTGTATTTAGCGGCCTCTTGCTGGCTTTGCAGCTTCATGGCCTCCAACTGCGCCTCAAACTGCTGCTTTTGCTGCTCCATTGCCAGTTTGGTCTGGTTCTTGAGCTGCTCCATCTGCATTTGCTGTTGCAGTTTGGCTTGCTGTAGCGCCGACTCCATTTGCATCTTTGACGCTTCCATCTGGCCCTTCTGCTGCAACTCGGCTTGCTTGCCTTGCTGCTCGCCATCAGGCTGCTGTTGCATCGCGGCTTGCTGCAACTGTTGCAACGTGGAGTCAATCTGACCCTCGATCGGTCGCGCGGCCTTAAATGCCTGCATACCAAAGCGCAGCAACTCCATCATCATGGGAACCATCTGCGGGCTGGCCTGGCCAACCGGCAGGGCTTGCGCGAGGAAGCCACCGAACGCTTGCAGGAACTGCAAACGATCTTGCTTCATCTGGTTCTCATCCAGCATCACCAGGCTGTCGGCGGCAATGTCGATGCGGAAATTGCGTAGCGGCTTGTCTTTAAGCAGCTGCAACGCCTGCGGGATCAATTGTTGATCCGCCGGGGTCATCTGTTGAGCCGCGGCATAAGCCAGGATCGTCTCGGGCTGATAATGCAAGCACATGACTTGCGCCTTAAGTCGGATTAGCTCCGACGCAAAGAGGGCAACATCCTCCTGCAACGCGCGCAATCGCAAGCCAGCATATTGCCCCTTTATCTGCTGGGCGGTCGCCGTTTCCGACGCGAACGAGGTGCCTCGGATGATGTCCGAGATACCCGTGATTTCGTAGATTTGGGACTTGATGTCCTCACGCGCTCGGTAGCAGTTGAGGAGGGCGTTGGCGAGGGTGTCGAGCGGGAGGAGGTCAATGCTGCCTTTAAGGCCGCCTTTCTCGCTGAAAGCCATCCACTTATCAACTGGAATAAGTGCATTGTTGTCGCCCTCCGTCAGTAGGCGTTGCAGCGCAGGCTGGCTGGCGTCGTACACGCCACGCACACGCAGCGCCTTAACCAAGCCATCAATGCGGTCGGACAAAATGTCCAACTCCATCGCCTGGTCTTGATAGAGAACGAAGTCAGGAACCGGAACCAGGGTGTCGCTCGTAATCGTGGCATACAGCGGTTTCGGACACGGGAAAAAGCCCTCGAGGCCGAGCGGATCGTCTCGCTCGTCAATGATCTGCGGCATTCCCTTGCAAAACCAATAGACCTTCTGCTTTTCCTTGTCCCACAGCTCGCAGATCTTTGCGCGGTTGTAGGTACGCTTGGACTCGTTGTAAGCGTTGAGCGGCTCTGGCCCTTGGTCGAGCGGGATCTTGCGCGCCATTTCATCGCCAAACCGTTCTGCCAACGCCTCGCGGGTCATGTAGACCCAGCGCCACACGCAGGTGACTTCTTCCCAGGTGCGCGCCTGTGAGTGGCCGAAATCACGCCAATGGACGTAATCGGTGGGCGCACATTCGTACTCGATACGCTCGAGCGACGGCGGCGCGCCTTCACCCTGCTCGATGTTGGACGTCACGCTGACGCCATCATCCTCAATGCCGATCGGCGCAACGTGCGGCTCATAGCGCACCCAAGCTGTGCCACGACCACCGAGGAAACGATCCTCGACGCAATAGCTCATCGTTGAGCGGAAATCAGGGTAATGCTCGATCTCAAAGTCGATCGCGCGCTCGAGCAACTGCCCGGCTACGCGACCCACCGGATCGTTGTCGCCAAAGCGGCGGCTGATGTCGGCCTTCGGGAGCTTGGCGTACACGGCAGGCTTCAGCGTCTGCACGTTTGACCAAAGGATGTTGAATTTAGCCGATTCGGTGAGCGTCTGCCCGCGGGTGTCGTCACGGTAACGCTTGATGATTTTCTTGGTGCGAGCTGACCACTTGGCAAACTCGTTGTCGTACTGACCGATCGTCTTGAGATACTTCTCGAGATCGCGGCTCATCATCTGTTCCATCAGTCGTTCCCCTTGTTCCGGCTGCTGATGGCCTTTGCCTTGGCTTTGGCTTCCGCCTTACTGCCGGCGCCCCAGGCTTTGAGTGCGAGGGCTAGGCGTGTCGGCTCACCGTTCTTAACCATTGGCCCAGGCATATTGCCCATGCGAGCCAGAAAGGAAGCGCGGCGCGGGTTATCGCCTGACTTAACCGGCGGCTTGAGGGTGCCACCCGTCTCGGCTTTGTAGGAAGCGCGACCCTTGGCGTTCAAACCGCCTTTCGGGTTCTTGCCCTCTTTGCGCTGCCAGGCTGCTGTCATTTCTTGGCCGTCTTGGCTGATTGTCGGAATGCGTTTGCGGTGGGCGCGCCAGGCTCACCAGGCTTGCGGGTGCGCTCTACCGGGCGCCCTTCCCGACGTTGCCGAGCTTGCCGTTCCTGCTTGGCAAGAATGTTTGCGTACAGTCCTGCCTTGCTCATTAGACGTAATCGCTGAACAGGCCAACGACGGCCATTGAGGAGTTACCGCTGCAAGTGGCGGTGATCGCGCCCTTGGTGGCGACGTTCAGCTCAACGCTATATACGCCTGCGGTGGTCGTGGCCGGGAAGCTCACCAGGGTCGTGTTGCCGTCTTTGAGGATGGCCGACGCTTCGGTGTTCGATGCGACATTGACAACCACTCGCTGGATGTACGCGCCAACCGATCCGAAGGCGGTCGTGGACGTAGCGGCCACGGCGACGTAATTATACCGAGTGGGGGAAAGGGTACTCATATCCGCGCTCTCCTCGACGTCTGTCGATCGTGGACTGCCCACATATCGTTCAGCGTCACCGTGTTCTGTGGCCCAACCATAAGCGGTTTTTGCTCCAATGTTGGGGACTTGTCAGCGACCTCGCTCCATGATACCGCAAGCATTCGGAATGCGTCACTAGGGTGTGATGTCCAATCGTGCCGCGGTGACTGACGGAATGCCTTTTTATCTTCGTCATATTCGCGCTGGTACTGGCACAACGCCTCGATGCCGTCGCGGCATCTTTCTGCGTCAAACCACACTCGAGGCAGCGTCATGCGTACTGCCTGGATGCCGTTTTGCAAACCAATATCCGGCACGACAGCAAGTTTGCCGGCGCCGAGATAGACCGCGAGCTGTTCGATAATGCTGCGGCCCGTCTGTAGGCTCTTGGCTCTGGCGTCATGCGGCAGGTAATGCTTGGCGTATTTGTACGGCTTGCTCTCGACCGCCTCCGCGATGTCGTGGATGTCAGCCCCCGACACGGCGTAAAAGTCAATGCAGCGAATCTCACCGCGCGTGACCTGGTAGAACCATATCGCGGTGTCGTCCCGATACCCGAGATCCCAACTTGAATAGACAGGCAGCTCGGGATCATATGGCACCCGCGTGATGCGGCCCTGATCCTCTGCCTGACGCATTTCTGAACCGTAAAAAGCACCGAGGAGGGCAGCCGAGAAGCTGGTTTCATACTCCTGCTGGTATTGATCCTCGGTCAATTGCGCTTGTGCGGCGGCTAGCTCGGACGCCGGGAGAATCCCGCTGGTTGAGGCGGGCAAGCGCAGCAGGAACCACTCGCTAGGGTTTCGAGTGGCTAGTTCGTAGATGTCATAAAACTG